GTGGAAGGTGCCCTTCGAGAGAGGTGGTGTACCCCCCTTCTATACGGATGTAGAGTTCAATTAAAATTAATGCAACAATTCTTTACTGTAGCCCTGCCCCTTCTGGCATCGGTTACAACCAATACGGCAACACTGCCATTCGTCAACTACAAGATGCAAGGACCACCTCCTCCTGTGGAAAAGGCATCTTTCTCTATTATTAGAGAGTTTGATCTTGTAGATGAAAAGAAGACAGCAATCCGCGAGGTTGCTCCCGAAAAGCCAAAAGAGAAAAGGCTAATTTGTAAAGGGTGTTCAGAACATGAACAACTTGCTTTGGATTATTTCCAAGAGCAAGGAATTAAAGACAGAAACGCCCTTGCTACCATCCTGGGCAATATTAAGCAGGAATCTATGTTCGTGCCTAATATTTGTGAAGGTGGTAGTAGGACTCAGTACCATCACTGCGGACGTGGTTATGGTCTGATCCAATGGACATCTGCCGATCGTTATTATGGATTGGGTGAATTTGCTAAGAAGTTTGGTGGTTCTCCATCAACACTTCCAACGCAACTTCGTTATCTAACTACTGAAGTTCAATGGAAACGAATTGAAGATAGGATGAAAACTCCTGGTAAGTCTATTAATCGTTACATGGATTATGCGTATAGTTGGATTGGTTGGGGTATTCATGGTGCTCGTACTTCTTATGCGCATGAATATGCAAATAGACTGATCACGGTAGAAGTTTGATTCAGTTAAGGGAGTTTGCACTCCCTTTTCTTACATATATAAACATATCTTATTTTATTGGAGATTATCATGTCAGAAACAGTACAACAACTCACAGATGCAGTTGCAGCGTGGCAAGTTGAAGATGAAAAGTTTGCTGCAGGGAACAGTGCAGCAGGAACCCGTGCCCGTAAGGCACTCCAGGAAATCGCTAAACTGGTCAAGACCCGTAGGACTGAGATCACTGAAGAGAAAAACGCCCGTAAAGAGGCAAAGGCTTGACGGGTTGGGTCTAGTACCCTATAATACTCTCATGGGCAGGCGGGGTTTCACCTCACTCCCACATGGGACTGTCGCCTATTGGTTAAGGCCCACTGCTTATAACGGTGTGAAGAGGGTTCAATTCCCTCCAGTCCTACTTGGAAGATTTTTTTCTTTCATCATGTCTCAGTAGCTCAGTGGAATAGAGCAACCGCCTTCTAAGCGGTCGGTCGCTGGTTCGAATCCAGCCTGAGACGCCAGGGAAATTAGCTCAATTGGTAGAGCAGAGTCTTTGCAAGGCTAAGGTTAGGAGTTCGAGTCTCCTATTTTCCACTTGACAAATTATTTTTAATTTGTTAATATATAAATTGATAGAGTTTAAATACTTCTTGTCAATAACAAATAATTTGTTAAATGATTAAATACACATCTTCGCACTATACATTTCCCAAAAAAATAACATGGGATGATGTAATAGAGAAAATATCTAATGAATATGAAAGTAAATCGTATTTAATCATATCTAAAAGAAATGTAAGTTTTCCATCATTTGTACTTCATAATAATTTTTTTCCAAAATCTATTTTGAAATCATTTAATGAAGTAAAAAATGACTGTAATATAAAAATATTGCATACTTATATTTCTTTTTGTAAAGAAAGTGATACATTTGGAAGACATTGTGATGAGGTGGATGTCCTTATTGTTCAATCAATAGGATCGGTATCTTATGAATTTGATGGTGGTGAATGCTATACTCTTTATCCTGGAGATAGTCTTTTTATACCTAAAGGTGTTTATCACAATCCAATTGTAAATACTCCAAGAGTAACTTTAAGTTTTTCTTGGGAATAAATTATAATTATACGAAATAATGGGGTGTAGCTCAGCGGTAGTAGCGGGATGCTGTTAACATCTAGGTCGCAGGTTCGATCCCTGCCGCCCCAGTTGGAAGAACTGGAAATGTCTGGGACTTCCTCTAAATCCTAAGTTTTCTTAGGTCGGGGACTTGATCACCCCCGTTCGTAAAGGAAAATGCTGGACAAACTTTGGAGGTATAAACCCTTGCAAGGTCTCCCACCCCATTTGGGTGCCTTCCTGAGAACAGGAAAAATAAGGTTTGGTGTTTTCCTCATCACTGTCCTCTAACACAGTGAAAAAGCAGAAAGTGTCTTCTGCGGGTGTCGGGCACTCGATACCCATTTGCCCTTGTAGCTCAGTGGTAGAGCAACGGTTTTGTAAACCGTTGGTCGCTGGTTCAAATCCAGTCGGGGGCTTGACATAATACTTATTATGTCCTATACTTTCTTTTGTGTGAAGGAAGTACGCTGGGAGAGAAATCTCCCACTTTGCGGTTGTAGTTCAGTGGTAGAACGCCATCCTTCCAAGTTGGATGTCGCCCGTTCGAATCGGGTCAGCCGCTCTTAATCTTTCCTTAGTTGACAATCTAAAGAAAGTATTATAAAATTCTCGGAGTCTTAGGAATTTCTTAAGACTCCTTTTATATTCTTTATAAGAAAACAAAAACTTATGAAACTCAAACAACTGATGCTTGCACCCGTTGCTCTTGGTATGATTGCTCCTGCTGTTGCGAATGCCGCAGATCTTAATATGGCAGCAGTCAATCAATACTCCGCTGAGCAAGCAACAAGCGTCACTCAATTCTCTGATGTGCAACCTTCTGATTGGGCATATCAGGCACTCAGCAACCTCGTGGAGCGTTATGGCTGCGTAGCAGGTTATCCTAACGGTACTTATGGTGGTGGAAAGGCAATGACCCGTTATGAGGCAGCAGCACTTCTGAATGCTTGCCTTGACCGTGTAACTGAAGTAACAGATGAACTCCAACGTCTTTCGAAAGAGTTTTCTGAAGAACTTCTAGTTATTCGTGGTCGTGTTGATAAACTGGAAGCACAAGTTGGTCAACTTCAAGCAACTCAATTTTCTACCACATCTAAACTGCGTGGCGAAGCAACTTTCGTTCTTGGTGGTGTAGAAGGTGCTCGTCTTGCTAACAGCACTAATGTTGGCAATACAGCATTCAACTATGATGTTCGTCTGAACTTCGATACTTCTTTTACTGGTAAGGATTTGCTGAAGACTCGTCTGCGTTCTGGTAATTTCTCCAGTCAACCTTTTGGTTCATCTTCTTCCCTGTTCAAACTGGACAAGGCAGAGAGCACTTCTAACCAAGTACAACTTGACCGTCTGTACTATCAGTTCCCTGCTCTCACCAAAGGTCTCAATCTGACTGCTGGTGCTTTGGTTCGTAACACTGAGATGGCATGGATTCCTACTGCCTATAAGTCTGACATTCTGGACTTCTTCGCTGTTGCTGGTGCTCCTGGTGTTTATAATAAAGCAACTGGTTCTGGTTTCGGTGCTCAATGGGTACAACCTGGCAAGAAAGGTGGTTTCGTTGCTGGTGTGAACTATGTTGCTCAGAACGGTTCTGATTCTAGCAAAGGTGAATTTAACGAATCTGGTGCTCTGAATACTCTGGCACAGTTTGGTTATCGTGCTCCTCAGTACGGCATTGCATTTGGTTATCGTTATGGTACTGAAGGCACTCGTGTTCGTACCTTCAATGGTGTTGCTGGTAATGGTGGCACTCTTGCCGCCAATCAAACTTCCAATGGTTATGCTCTGAATGCTTACTGGCAACCCAAGAAGTCTGGTATTATTCCCTCTCTGAGTGGTGCTTATGGGTGGAATACTGTAGAAGGTCCTGCCACTCCCCGTGCTGCTACTAAGTCTCAGACTTGGTTTGCTGGTCTTCAGTGGGCAGATGTATTTGTCAAGGGTAATGCTGCTGGTTTTGCTATCGGTGCTCCTGGCAACGCTGCTTCCCTCACTAAGGATGCTCTGATGTGGGAAACCTTCTATCGCTATCGTGTGAGTGATAATATCAGCATCACTCCTGCAATCTTCTATGTTTCCAATAATCAAGGATTCAAGAATGCTTCTTCTAACTATGGTGGTGTGATTCAGACTCAGTTTAGGTTCTGATATTCTAACTATATAATACAATTAGGGGGGGTTGACAAAACCCCTTTTTTTGTTGTATTATAACTAACAACTATAAAAAAATGAAAATTAATTTGTGGTATTGTGAGGATATGAAGCAATGGCGTTGGACTTTAATAGATAATCATCGACCGATAATAAAGCAAGAATCTGGACAACGAGAAAATCTTAAAGATGCAATGAATGATATTGCAAATACAGTAGAGTATTTAATTTCAAAATGACAGAATTTATTAATAATTTAATATTTCCATCAGTTGTATCTACTGTAAAAATTGAAGAGGAAATGTCATATTTTCTTGAAAAAGTAAAACAGTTTGAGTTTGTTCGTTTACATCCAGATTTAAATGAACAAAATTACATGTATTCTACTGATAATCTTAATATTTTAGACTCTATTCCAGAACTAAAAAAAATTTTATTAAAATATTTTACCGAATATAAGAATAATATTTTAAAGGTTCCTGAAATAAATTTTGATATTACTACTTCTTGGTCTATGAAAATTTGTAAAAATTCTTATAGTCATGTTCATAATCACAGTAATTCTTTTTATAGTGGAGTTTTGTACCTAACAGATCATCCTAGTGATAGTTGTGGTGAATTAGTTTTTTATGATTTTAATATTATTCCTAAGCAAATTTTAGTTGTATCTGAAGATCCAGATTCATTCTTAAATGATATGTGGAGTATTTCTCCTGAAAAAAATATGCTAATATTTTTTCCAAGTTATTTGATGCATAGGGTATCTGTTCACTATGATGAAAATCCAAGATATTCGATAGCATTTAACATAATTCCTGTCGATAAATATGGTAGAGGAGATTCTTCGGTAAATATTAAAAATATACGTTAAGATATTGCCCGATGACCCAGCAAGTGAAGGGACCTGCCTTACAAGCAGACATTGACGGGAGCATTACCTGTATCGGGCACTTTTATAAATACCTAAAAAACTGGTATAATGGAAAAACTTTTCAAACAATTGAGTGACATACAAGCAAATCTTTTTATTTTATTTCATAAAACCTGGGTCTTTCATTGGAATGTGGTAGGTCAAGATTTTTATCAAATACATACTCTTTTAGGTGAGCAGTATGAATCTATGTTTGGAGAAATTGATCGACTTTCTGAACATATGAGATATTTGAATATAAGACCAATTGGAACATTATCTAGAATTGTTGAAGTTTCTACTATAGGTGAGGGATCTAATTCCATTCAGTTTGATAATATGGGACAAAAACAAATAATTCAAGGTAAGACTATTGTAAAGTCTGATGATATGATTAAAAGATTGATGACAGATAATATGATTTTAATGGAATTAATGTCAGAAGCATCCGAAGAAGCAGGAACTCAAAGATCATATGCTACTGAGAATCTAATTCAAGATTTAATGGAATCTCATGGTAAATTTATATGGATGTTGAGATCTATAATTGAAAAAACTTCTAAATTATCTGTAGAAGATTCTGAGCAAACTCCAATTATTGTACCTGAAGAAATACCCCAATAATAAATATTTTTACTTTTAGATGAAATGGAAAATTTAAGAATAAGATGTCGTTCCTGTGGAAAGGAAATAGATGGGCATCCTACTAAGACTATATCATGTGGTTGTCCTAATATGGCAACAATTCGTGGTGGAGTTATTTCGGCAGTTGACTTATCTAAGGTTATTATGCTAAACTCTTATAGTCACAAATCAAAATCTGGTGTTCTCACTAACGAAGATCTTGCTTTTCAAGAAGCAAGGCGTCAACGTAAAGTAAGACGCTTGGATTTTGAAGTCCGCTGAGGACTTTTATTGGAAGGTCAATCCGATTGGCGACGGAACCGCTCTTGAAAAGCGTTGAGGTGTTAAAGCCCTTGGGAGTTCGACTCTCCCACCTTCCGTTACAAATATTACAAAATTTTAGATTTTTTTAATCTATATTTTTGTATCAACACAAACTTGACATAGTAGAAATACCCACTAGTATAACTAGTAGTATTCAACTTTAAATCTTTATGGATCAGCACACCTATGATAATTGGGTGAAGATCAAAGAGACTTTTGAAGCCTCTGGCAACACTAACAACATGTTTTATAAACGAGCAGTTGAAATTTTTAAGACTCGTAGAGATCCTCTCGCAAAGTTTCTTGGAGATGAGAAATGATGCATGAACAGGAAGAGTTTATTACACGTTCTGAAGTTCAGGAGATGATCGATGCAGCAATACGACGACACAACCGTAATGCTTCTATCATTAGCATGTGCGTCGGTTGGGTGGTTCTTGCTTTATTTGCTGAGGGACTGTTGAGACTTATTGGTGTCATTCCACCTTTACTTCCATTTCTTAAAATTACTTTAAACTAATGGTGACAATTACAGAAAAAGATTTGCAAGAACTTCAACAAAGAGTTTTGCAACAAAAGATAGATGAGTTATTTGAAGAACCTTCAACTTATGAGGACGAAGACAATGAGTAATCTTTTTATATCTTCACTTTTACTTTTTAGTTCTATTGGACTATTCATTTATTGGGGTCTAAATAATGCATACCCAAATTAAATAAAAATATAATTTTGCAATTACTTCTTTTGTGATAATTAAATAGATATGATAAATTTAGTAAGAACATTGTTAAATAGTAATATATTTTTGTTTATTATTTGTTACTTATTGATAATGGTTCCAACATTTGGTATTATTTTAGTACATAAATCAAAATAAAAAAAATATGGCAACAGTAAACTATTCTATAAGTGGAGCAACTGGTCAAAATTGGACTGGTACATTTGAAGTTTCTAATACTACTAATGTAGTAAAAACAGATACACCAACAAACGTAACTGCAGATTCTAGTGCTTTTACCTTTGTACCAGCAACTGTTGAATTATATCCAGCATCTAATAATGATAATTATGTGACATGGAGAACTTATGACGGGGCATCACAATATCCCGATAGTGGATATAGTTTTGATGTTTGGTCATTAGATTTATATAATGCTATTGATGGAAATTCAACTTGGGCACAATTGATTTCTACTGGTACTTATAATTTGAATACGACAAAAAATACTCTTATGTATGATTACAATGTTCCATTTTCTCCATATTATGGTAGAGGCGGAACAATTACATTCTCTTGACAAATAAATTGATATGGTGTATAATTTTTTGTATGCCTAACCGGGTTTAGCGCAGTTTGGTAGCGCATCTGCTTTGGGAGCAGAGGGCCGGGGGTTCAAATCCCTCAACTCGGATTGTCCAGTTTTTAATCTGGACCACTTGACTAAAAACCAAACAACCTTTATAATAACTAGGTCAACATTCAAAACAATGTCTCTGATTCAAAAGTTTAAGAAAGAAGTTAGCACTCTTCGCCTTGCTGCTAACGGGGAAATCTACCTTGATGTAAAGAATCCGAAACTTTATAAAAAGGTTCGCCGCTTTTATGAAAATGAAGGGGTGGTATTTTCTGGTGACCCTCTTGACGATTACGAAATGCTCATGGAGTACCTCTATCAAGATCTTGAAACTGTGGAAGTTGCATGACAAAAGTTCTTTTAGAACGTGAAGGATACCGTTTTATTGAAGCGGGTATTCTTGAAATAAACGGTAAACCCGATTATCGTTTACAAAAGCAAAATCATTATACAAAACGCTGGAATGACATTTATCTTTTTGATAATGGTTTACAATGTTCTACTGCAATGGAGGATCACCAATATTGCCGTTGGCTTGACCCAGAAAGAGTCTATTGTTATGTAAAAGACACTGAAGAATACTTGGATTAATCGTCACGGATGGACGTTAACAGAACTGGTCGGAAGCAAACCCCTTATGTCTAAAACAAGTGTTCTGAGATATCTCGGAAATCTTCTTCTAATAATTGGTTATCAAATCATGTTATGGGGAGATTTTAAAAATGGTTTAGTGCTAAAGTGTATTGGGGGATTACTCACAGTTCCTTTTGCAATTAAACTTAAACTTTGGGATGTACTATTTTTATGTGCATTTTTTGGAATTAGTGAAATTACAAAACTAATTCAACTTTTCTTGGTTTCTTAAAATCAAGTGGTGGAGTCAAAATGACCCTTAAAACTAAATAATTTTAGATTTATAAATTACAAAAAAATGGCAACTAAAAAAAGAATTCAATCTGAAGAAATTTTTATTGCTGAGACAAAGGAACAAACTTCTAATTTTGAAGAAAGAATTTTAGAATTAGAGAAAAAAGTAGATGATTTAATTTACAAATTATCTAAAAAAATGTCACTCTAAGGTTTCTTGCCATTCCATAAAGGCAAGTGGTGCGGATGGGGAAATCTTTCTCCGCCTGGTTTTTAATTTCCAGTCAAAAAATTGATTGTCTATTTAAAGATTAGGTGAGTTGTATAAACTCACCTTTTTTAGTATAATAGTAAAATATCAAACATTAATTTATGGATTTACATTTAACTTACTTTGGGGATGATAATTTTTCCATTGGTAAGAATAGACTTAAAAGACAAGCAAAAAACTTTGAAGTATTTAAATCAATTCAAGAGTTTGGGGAAGAAAATTTAACTGGAGATTTTTGGGAAAATAGTGCCAGTAAAATGATGATAGAAAGAATTGGAATGCCTCAAAAATTTTATGGGTATTATGCTTGCAAATCATATTTTGTTGGAGAGGCACTTAAAAATATTCCAGAAGATCATATACTTCTTTATGTTGATTCTGGATGTGAATTGAACAAAAATGGTATAGAAAAACTTAAACAATATTATGAAGAATGTTTAGATACTTCTGGTGTTTTTTTCACATTGGATTTGCCAGAAATTCAATGGACAAAAATGGATACCTATCGTAGAATTTTAGGAGAAAATGATGTTTATATGATGACACGTCAAATTATTTCTGGTATATTTTTTATGAAAAATAATCAGATGATGAGAAATATTGTTGAAAAATGGAAATCAATTTCAATAGAAGAAAATGGATGTTATCTTGATGATAGTCCATCAAATTTACAAAATCATTCCATATTTAAAGAAAATAGGCACGATCAATCTATCTTATCTTTAATACTTAAAAAAGAAGCAGAATCCCATGATTTTACTTTTCATGAGGATGATACTTATGAAACTATTTGGAATGCTACTGAACTATCTGGAATTCCTGTAGGTAATCAACAAGCAAAAATTTGGAATACTTATGGTAGAGAATATCCAATTTGGGCAACTAGAAATGGTCAATTGAATTTTACAAATTGTGAGGTTTAATGGAAAAATTTGAAAGACCTTGGGGTTGGTATCAAAATCTTGAAACCGATAATGGTTATAAAGTAAAAAAACTTAATATTAATCCAAACCAAAAAATATCATTACAATATCACAATTATAGATGTGAACATTGGATTGTAGTTTTCGGAGATGGGAAAGTTGAGGTAGATGGAAATATTAAAAATATATGTGTTGGTGATTATATTTTTGTTCCAATTTTATCTAAACACCGTATTTTTGGTGGAAATGATGGTATAATAATTATAGAAGTACAACTTGGAAACGATTGTAATGAAGATGACATCATTAGAATCGAAGACGACTATGGAAGGATTTAATTTATGAAAAAAGCATTAATTACTGGCATTACTGGGCAAGATGGTTCCTATCTTGCGGAACTTCTTCTAGAAAAAGGTTACGAAGTTCATGGTATTATTCGTAGGTCATCTTCGATTAATACATCTAGGATTGATCATATCTATAATAAAATTAAGTTGCATTACGGAGATCTTACCGATTCTACGAATCTTGTGAGAGTTATTCAGTTAGTTCAACCAGATGAAATTTATAATCTTGGTGCTCAAAGTCATGTAAAAGTGTCATTTGAGACTCCAGAGTATACTGGTCAAGTAGATGCTCTTGGAACTCTTCGTGTTCTTGAATCAGTACGTCTCTTGGGTATGGAGGATCGTGTGCGCATCTACCAGGCGTCTACAAGCGAACTTTATGGTCTTGTTCAAGAAACTCCTCAAAGCGAAACTACTCCGTTTTACCCTAGATCTCCTTATGGTGTAGCGAAGATTTATGGTTATTGGATAACAAAAAATTATCGGGAATCCTATGGGTTGTATGCTTGTACAGGTATTCTTTTCAATCACGAATCTCCTCGCCGTGGAGAAACCTTTGTTACTCGTAAAATTGTTCGTGCTCTTTCTAGAATATCTGTTGGTTTGCAAGATGTTCTTGAACTTGGTAACTTAAATGCAAAGCGTGATTGGGGTCATGCTAAAGATTTTGTGGAAGCAATGTGGTTAATGCTCCAGCAAGATAATCCTGATGATTATGTAATTGCTACTGGCGTTCAATATTCTGTTCGTGAGTTTGTTGAGGAAGCAGCTCCTTATTTTGGATTTAATATTATTTGGGAAGGAACTGGTCTTGATGAAGTTGGTATTGATAAAACTACTGGTAGAACAATCATTAAAGTCAATCCCAAATACTTCCGACCTGCTGAAGTAGAAACTTTACTTGGAAATCCCACCAAAGCAAAAGAAAAGTTAGGATGGGAACCTAAAACTACTTTTAAGCAACTTGTTGAAGATATGTGCATTTATGGGCAATAATGTTTCCAAAAAGAAGAAATAATATAAATCTCTATAATCATGGGCACAACGGAGATTTATTTTACTCAAGAATGATTTTTAAACCTCTTATTTCTAGAGGATACCAGATTAAATTTAATCATAATAATAATCCAAAAATTTTTGAAGATTGTCCAACGTTACATAATGGAAGTTTAGATTTAGAAATTCACAATCCACTTGGTAATGATAATGTAGATAAAAAAATTTTTAATATGTGGATTGGAAAAATGAGTGGAAATTATTATGGTATTGGTGGTCCATATTATGAAGAAATAGAGGGATGTACATTTTTAACTCATAAAAAAATTTGTGAAGATATTCTTAAAAAGTTACAAATAACAAATATACCTGATATTGACTATCTTCCAACTATTAATTTCTTACGACTAAATATTACTTCTGATTTAAACGAAAAAATAAGTCAAGGTAAATGTAATTATGAAAAACTAATTTTAGTATGTAATGGTGATTGTTTATCTGGTCAAGCAATTAATTTTGATTTTTCACCAATTATATTAAAACTTTCTAAAATATTTCCTAATTACTTATTTTTAACTACCAAATTAATTGAGTCTGAATTTGTTAACATTATTAACATCTCTGACTGGACAAAATTAAAATATGACTTGTTATATATTTCTTATATTTCTAAATTTTGTAATGTGATTATTGGAAGAGCTTCTGGACCTCACTGCTTTACTCATATAAAAGAAAATTTATTAGATGTAGAAAAAACCTTTATTAGTTTTACAAAAAGAGAGACTGAAGGAAAGTGGTATATGGAATCAATTTGTAATCAAATTTGGTCTGATAGTAATGACACAAAAGAAATTTTTAATATTATTTCATCTAATATATAAAATAATTGATTTTAAAATTAAAATCTGATATAATAACTATAATAATAAATTTTTATGGAAAAAACATCTAAAATATTTGTTGCAGGTCATAGGGGATTGGTCGGATCTGCAATTATTAGAAAATTAAATTCTTCTGGATATAATAATTGTTTAACTAGAAGTAGATCACAATTAGATTTGAGAATTCAAAAAGATGTTGATGATTTTTTTGCAGAGGAACGTCCGGAATATGTTTTTCTTGGTGCCGCAAAAGTTGGTGGTATTGGATATAATAAAGTAATACCAGCAGATTTTATTCGTGAGAATCTTCAAATTCAAACAAATGTGATTGATTCTGCATATCGAAATGGTTGTAAAAAACTTCTATTCTTAGGTTCTGCTTGCATTTATCCAAAACATGCCACAATTCCTATTAAAGAAGAATATTTAATGACTGGTCCTTTGGAGGAAACAAATATTTCATATTCTCTAGCAAAAATTGCTGGATATATGATGTGTAAAAAATATACAGAACAGTATGGATTTTCAACAGTTTCTGTAATGCCAAATAATCTTTATGGAATTAATGATAATTTTATTTTGGAACAGTGCCATGTTATTCCAAGTTTTATCAATAAGTTTGTAAGTGCTAAAGATTATAATCTTGAAAACGTAACCTGTTTTGGTGATGGAAGTCCGACAAGGGAGTTTCTTTTTTCTGATGACCTTGCGGATGGATTAGTATTCTTAATGAATAATTATGATGATCCTGAAATCATTAATATTGGTCCTGAAAGGGAAGTAAGTATTAAAGAACTTTCTGAGATTATTTCTAATTTAGTTGGTTATAATGGTAATTTAATTTGGGACACTACTAAACCAAATGGTACACCCCGTAGAGCATTAGATACTTCTAAAATGAGTGCTCTTGGTTGGAAAGCAAAAACATCTTTAGAAGATGGATTAAAAATTACCATTGATTGGTTCTTTAAAAATAGGAGTAATTATGTCCGTCTATAAATGGCCTCTGATGAAAAATTCTATCTCTTTATGGGATAGAATTCAACTTGCTAAATTTGTTTTAACTTCTGATAAGTTTACTCAAGGTAAAAACGTTGAGCGATTTGAAAAAGAATGGTCTAATTGGTTGGGTTGTAAGTATTCATTATTTGTAACCTCTGGAAGTACAGCAAATTTTTTACTAGTCTCTGCTATAGTGGAAAAGTATGGACTACAAAAAGGTGATAAAGTTTTAGTTCCATCTTGTACTTGGGTTACGAATATTAACCCAATTATTCAATTAGGACTTACTCCTGTTTTTTGTGATGTGAATCTTGAGAATTATAGTTTTGATCTAGATAATCTTAAAACTATCTCTGAGATTCATTCTGACATTAAGTTGGTATTTGTAACTCATCTTTTAGGTATTCCTGCGGAAGTTGAAGAATATAAGAAGATACTTCCAAATGCACTGTTTATTGATGATGTTTGCGAATCTCATGGGTGTCTTGATAAAAGTGGAAATAAAATAGGGAAGAATAGTCTGGGAGCAACTTTTAGTTTTTACTTTGGACATCATATGTCTACTGTAGAAGGTGGAATGATTTCCACTGATAGTTGGGAACTGTATGATTTGATGAAAATGAAGCGATCTCATGGACTAGCAAGAGTCTCAGATCAATTTGAATATTATCAGAATCAGAATCCAGAAATAGAAAAATCATTTCTATTTGTAAGTGATGGGTATAATTTTAGAAATACAGAATTTGGCGCAGTATTGGGATTATCTCAACTAAAAAGACTAGATAAGTTTATCGATAATAGAGATAAGGCATATTCTAGATTTGTGGAAATTATGTCTTCTTCAAAAAATAGAGACAATTTTTATCCAATAGTGTATAATGAAGGGAACAGTTGCTTCTGTTTCCCTTTTATTTGCAAAACTAAAGAAATTAAAACAAGACTAATTTCTTTACTAAACAAATATAAAATTGAATATAGACCTGTGGTTGGTGGAAATCTTTTGAGACAACCTTATTTAAAGGATTATTTCATTATCGGCAAAACAGAAAATCTGAATGTAGACATCATTCACGAAAACGGAGTTTATATCGGGAACAATCAATTTGTATCTGATAGAGACATGAATTTACTGGAAACTATTTTAGGAGAGTTATGAGCAAGTTTGGCGATTTAATCGATCAATGTATCAACGAAACTATTAATGAAGTTCTTTCTCGCAGAGAACTTCCAGATGTTGAATATATTGAGACTGATAACCTTGGTGAAGTGATTGAGAAACTTTCAATTCTTCACACTCGTATGTGGATGTTGGAAGATGCAATTCAGGAAGCAAAAACTGATGCCGAAGTTGCAGAACTAAAGCGTAAGATTGATATTTGCTTTAAAGTCAAGCGTCCTCGTTTGGTACAAGCAGTTAATCTCCTTGTAGATAATGCTATTGTAACTGGAAGATCTTTACGTGAAGATTCTGTAAAACATTATAAGGGTGTTTAATTGTGGAAGAAATTGTCATCTTACAAATGAATCACTTTGGTTCGTTGCATAATGGGAAGACAATATTTTTTTCTCATATGGAAAGACTCCCTAAAATTTTTGAAGAAATTTCTTCATTAAATAATGAAGTTATTTTAATTACTGGAAATTCTGATAAAGGAATTGAACCTTATGTAATTGAATCGGCATCAAAAAATATAAAATATTGGTTTGCTCAAAATCATCTTAGTTCAAAAGATAATTTATTTTCAATTCCAATAGGTCTTCAAGATAGTTTTTGGAATATTAGACCTGATCATGGAGTTGGATATGATTATGCAATAGAAAAGGTAGAAATTATTAAAAAAACATATCTTGAAGATAATACTATACCTTCAAAATTTATTTACTCAAATTTTAATCCTACTACTAATCCAGGTTACAGGAATAGGATGAGAGAAATATGTTTAAATATTCCTTATATTAATTTTGAAGATTCTTGCCTACCCTATCAACAATTTATTTCTAATATTTTAGATCATGAAGCAACTTTTTGTCCAATAGGAAACGGTGTGGATACGCATAGACTTTGGGAAGTTCTTTATTGTAAAAGAATACCCATTACAATAAAAGTTAACTCACCATCATCTACTAAAGTAAATAATTTTTTATCTGGAGAAAGTAATCATGCTCCAATTCTTCCAGATGAATATGAAATTTATAATCAACTATATTCTAAACTTCCAATAGTTGTATTAGATTCTTTTGAGCAATTGTATGATATAGATTTATTGAAATTAAAAATCATAGAACAAAAGAATAAAAAATATGATGAAAGAATTTTAGATTTTAACTATTGGAAGAATAAAATTTTAGACTTAGAAAAAACTCTTATTTAAAATGAAATATATTTACCATCATCTTGGATTAGGTGACCATATTATTTGTAATGGTATGGTAAGACATTTTTCTAAACAAAATAATAATGTTGTATTATTTTGTTATTCTCATTATAGAAAAAATGTAGAGTATATGTATAGGGATTTGAATAATCTTGAAATTTTTGATTTTGCTACTGAACCAGAAATAGTTAATTTTATAAAAAGAAATAATTTATATTCTAACTTAATTAGAACTGGATTTGAAAAACTTGATCAATATTTAAACAAAATGACATTTGATCAAGCATTTTATGAAATGATAGGATTGGACTTTCAAATTAGATTTAATGAATATTATTTTGAAAGAGATATTGATAGGGAAAATTTAGTTTGTAAAACTTTGAATCCTGACAATCAAAAATATATTGTTGTTTTGGATGCTCCTGATAGGGGATATTCTATTGATATGAATAAGGTGAATTCCGACTATAATATTATAAGAAATGATAATAGATTTTTAATGTTTGATTATATTAAATTATTTGAAAATGCAGAAGAAATACACACAATGCAAACAGGATTTAAAGATTTGATTAATTCATATAAAATGGATAACCCAAAAATTTATTTGCATAAGTATGTAAGGAACTATCCACCGTCAATTCATTCTGTTGGATTGAATAATACTATAGAAATAGATTAAATATGGTAAAAATACTTTATGCATTAAAAACAACTAAAAAATATCAATCTAGGATTAATTCAGTTTTAGAAACTTGGTTGTCTGGATGTAATGATTATGTATTTTATTCGGATCATGAAGATCTTAAAAATAATGTAATCCTATCAAGTCATGATTCATCGTATGAAGGTTTAGTTGATAAGTCTTTGTATTTCTTTAATAATCTTGGTAATATTTTTTTGATTGATAAGGATCATAGTATAATTGACTATTATGATTGGATACTTGTGTGTGATGATGATACTTTTGTAAACAGACAAATGGTTGAAAAGTTCTTACACGAATGTGATGATAGTCAAGCATATTGTGAGGTCATTTCTCCACAAAAAAGTCCAGGTAATTATATTTGGACTGAATATTCTAATATTTTAAGAAAAGATGATTGTTACTATTCTGGTGGAGCTGGAATTTTAATATCAACTAAAAGTATTAAAAAAATTAATAAATTTTTGGATTATGGGATGAGATTTGAAGATGCTACCATTGGTATAACATTGAATAGAAATGGAATCAAATTAGTTGATTGTCCATTATTTAAATCTCAACCACCAGAATTTTGGGGGCAGTCCGATAAAGATATTATAGATAATATTACATATCATCATATCAGTGAAGATAGGATGTATAAACTTTATGAATATGTAAAATGATTAGTGTAATTACTGGAACTTTAAATAGAATAAATTTATTGCCAAATTTAATTGACAATACCGTTAACTCTGATGAAAGAATAGAACTTGTTTTAGTTGACGGTGGTAGTAATGATGGTACAATAGAATTTATTAAATCTATAAATCACCCTAGAATAAAATTTATAGAGATTGGTGAAAGGAGTTCATATCCTCATTTTATGAATATTGCAATTAAAAACTCATCAAATGAAATAGTTTGTCAGTGGAATGATGATACTCTTCTTTGTAATAGATGGGAAAAAGTTATTAATGAACTAGATTCGAATCATGATTTTTATCTTTTTAATTGGAAATATGGTTCTTGTGAGGACATGACTAATCCAGATTGGTTAAGTGGGGAAGATCACAACTCTGGTTGGTGTTTATGTAATCTTTCCGAAAATGGTGGAGAAATTGTAATGAACTATGGTCTTTACAAAAAAAGTATTTTTAGAAATATAGGAATGTACAATAATCAATATAAGTATTATTGTGCTGATGGTGATATGGCAAATAGAGCATATCATTTTGGATATAAGGTTAAAGATTTGAGACATATTAAGGTATGTTCATTACCTACACAAAAAGTAGCTGTGCCACATTTTCAAGATAATGAGTTATATTTTAAAAATATGGAAATGCATAAGAATAAAGTTTTACCTGAAGGAATTGAACTATTATGAAAGTATTATCTCTTTGTGTTTATGGTGATGTTGAAAAATATACAATTGGTGCAATTAAAAATGCCCAAATGAAAAATGATTATTTTCCAGATTGGGAAATGAGACTATATTGTGATAATTCTTTAGACATTGATAGTAGAAATAGATTAGAAAAATTAGATGTTAATGTAATTAATACTCAAGAACAAAAGGATCAAATTTTTTATCCAAGACCTGAAGATTCTAAAACTTATGGTATGTTTTGGAGATTTGTACCAGCATCTGATGAAGAAGTTGACTATTTTATTTCTCGTGATTGTGACTCTAGATTTTCTATGAGAGAAGTACATGCAGTAAATGAATGGATAGAATCTGATAAACCATTTCATATTATTAGAGATCATCCTGGTGGACATGCATGGGTTATTAATGGTGGTATGTGGGGATGTAAAGGGGGATTTATTGAAAACATTGACAAATCAATTAAAGAATATCTTTCCATTAGTAAATGGGCACATCAGCAAGCGGCAGATCAATGGTTTTTAAAGGAGTGTATTTATCCAGTAGTTAAAGATTATTCTTTAATTCATGATGAATATTTTAATTATGAAGGAACTGCTATACCCATTGGTAGAGATAGGAAATTAGATGACTTTGCATTTATTGGAGAACCATTTGATGAAAATGATAAACCAATAAGTAATCATCGTGATATGATCATTCAACGTTATATTTGATTTTGTGTTTATGAAAAAAAAATATAATTTAATTGGTGCTGGATTTAATAATTATCACAATGAAAACAAAGCATCTTCCATTTATAAACAAGAATCAAAGTTTATTGAATGGGTAGATTCTGGAGCAGAAGAAACATTCTATGTGGATAGGCACATTGGACTTGCTTTTGATGATGATACTAGCAAGAAGAAATATGCTTGGTTACTAGAATCTAGAAATATTTGTCCAGATGTTGTAGAAGATATGAAGAGTAACTACCTTCATTATATTAGAGTTTATGATGCTATTTTTACTCACAATCAAGAACTTCTTCAACTTCACTCCAAGTTTAAGTTTTCTCCATTATATGGAAGTTGGATCCCTGAACCAAAACTTTATGAAAAAAGTAAATTGGTTTCAATGATTTGTTCTAATAAGTTAATGTGTGAGGGGCATCAGAATCGATTGACCTGGGCTCAAAAACTTCAAGGTAAAGTTGATTTTTATGGTCGTGGTTTCAATGAGATTCAATCTAAAGAAGAAGGTCTAGCAGACTATATGTTTTCAGTTGCAATTGAGAATGCTTCTTACAAAACATATTTTACTGAAAAAATTCAAGATTGTTTTGCTACAGGAACAATACCAATTTATTATGGAACTCCTGATATTGGAAAGTTTTTTAATTTGGATGGTATTATTATATTAAACGATGATTTTGATATCTCAACATTGACTCCAGACTTATATTATGATAAACTAGATGCAGTAAAGGAAAATCTAGAAAGAATTAAAGATCTTTTAATCAACGAAGATTATATCTATCAAATTTATTTAAAATCGGAGTAATTTAAAAATGCTGTTAAACTTTAAAACTATGGTCCAAAAATATAACATGGATGTTAAAGGTATTATCCATGTTGGCGCCCATAGAGGTCAAGAAATTGAAGATTATATTAATTGTGGTGTGCAGGATATTATTCTTTTTGAACCATTAAGTCTCAATTTTAAAATTCTGGAACAAAACGTTGGCGACTCTAATGCAAATATTTCGGGACATCAAGTTGCATTAGGAAATGAAGAAAAAATGGTTACTATGTATTTGAGTGATAATGATCAAATGAGTAGTTCAATTTTAAAACCAAAAAAGCATCTCCAGAACCATCCAACAGTTCATTTTTATGGGACGGAAGAAGTTGAAATGAAAAGACTTGATAGTTTTTCTGAAGAAACTCAAGGATTTAATTTCATCAATATGGATGTTCAGGGATACGAATTAGAAGTTTTGAAGGGTGGATCTGAAACTTTGAAGCATATTGATTATGTTTATTGTGAAGTGAACAGAGATGAAGTCTATGAGAATAATGCTTATATTGAAGAATTAGATGATTATCTCACCAATTATAATATGGAAAGAGTTGAAACTGATTGGTCTGGTGGTATTTGGGGAGATGCTCTTTACGTTAGGAAACCTCAATGACAATAAGTTATAATAGATTGGGATCAAATGGTCGTCTTGGAAACCAGATGTTCCAATACGCTGGTTTGCGTGGTATTGCAGCAAATCGTGGATTTGATTTTTTAATACCTCCAAAATCTCATCCTGGTGAAACAAATTATTGTTTATTTCAATGTTTTGAAATGTCCAGTGTTAAAGAAAAAAATATAGGTTTTGGTAATGAAAAAAGAACATCTTATGAAAAAAAGCAATTTCATTTTAATGAAGTTCTTTTCAATGAGTGTGAAGACAATGTAGATTTAGAAACTCATTTTCAATCTGAAAAATATTTTAAACATATTGAGAATGATATACGACTTGATTTTTCCTTTATACCAGAAATTTTAAATCCTTGTTTAGAAATAATTAATAGTATTGGTGATGCAATATTCTTACATGTTCGTCGAGGTGACTATGTTAGAGTTCAAAATTATCATCCATTGTTGAGGGAAGATTATTATAAAAAGTCTTTAAATAAATTTGATACAAATATTCCTGTTATTGTACTGTCTGACGATTCAGACTGGTGCAAAGAGCAAGATATTTTTAAACCAGATAGATTTTTTATTTCTGAAAATACTGAAAAATTTAATATTAAAATGCAAATGGGCGACGGTGCTATTGAAAACTCTTTAATTCCTTTTTGGGATTTGTGTTTAATGACTTTATGTAAGGGTGGAATTATTGCGAATAGTTCATTGAGTTGGTGGGGTGCTTGGTTAATTAATAACGAGGACAAAAAAATAATTTCTCCAGATCCGAATGAATGGTTTGGTCCAATGTATAATTATTATGTGATGGATGATTTAATTCCGAATGAATGGGAGATTATAGAATGATTGGATATAATAGATTAGGATCCAATGGTTTTTTGGGAAATCAAATGTTCCAATATGCATCTTTGCGAGGAATATCCGAAAACATGGGATATGATTGGGTTATTCCCCCTCCAGATAATTACTATGATGCCAATTATGGATTATTTGAATGCTTTAAGATGCAATCAGTTACTCCAAATAACTTTGGATTTATAGATGCGAAAACTTATGAGACTGGTAATTTTCATTTTGATGAAAATTTATTTAATAATTGCCCAGATAATGTTAATCTAAACGACTTTTTTCAAACTCAAAAATATTTTTTAAATGTAAAAGATCTTATAAAAACTGATTACACTTTTAAGGATGATATATTAAAAACCTGTCAGCAATTTGTTGAAACCTTAAATAAACCAATTTTTATTCACGTTAGAAGAGGAGACTATCTAAACAATCCAGGATGTCATCCAACCTGTTCTATTGAGTATTATGAGACTGCTTTGAGTTATTTTGATGATGATTGTGATGTAATTATATGTTCTAATGATATTGAATGGTGTAAAAAACAAAAACTATTTTCTTCAGATAGATTTTTTATATCTGAAGGAAATGAAAAATATAATCATAAAGTTATAGTTTCTGGTGGTTATGATAAATTGTTTGTTCCATATTATGATCTTTGTTTAATGACTTTATGTAAGGGTGGAATTATTGCGAATAGTTCATTGAGTTGGTGGGGTGCTTGGTTAATTAATAACCCAACTTATCCTATAATTGCACCAAAGAAATGGTTTGGACCAAACTTTTCTCATTATAATATGAGTGATCTTTTGCCTAGTAACTGGATTGAAATTTAATATGGATAATTTAACTTTTTTAATGCCTTGTAGGATTGAATCTGAGGATAGACTTAAAAACGTTGTTACTTCTGTTAGTTATTTGTTATATAACTTTCCACAAACTAAAGTAATAGTAAAGGAGCACGATCGATATTCTGTATTTGGTGAAAGAGTTTTTCCTGCGCTAGAAAATATTTTTGGATCAGTCCCAAAAAATTTACGTCATATTTTTGAACAATCTGAAGAAAACTTTTTCCATAAAACTAGAATTTTAAATGATCTTTTAGTTGAGTCTAAAACTGATATTGTTTATAATTATGATGTTGATGTTGTATATCCCATTGAAAGTTATCACCGTGCATATTCTATGATATCTGATCAAGGATATGATGCAGTATATCCATTTGGTTGTGGTATATATCAATGGGCTGTCGATTATCCAATAGAATTATTTGATAAGTTTATTCAATCTAAATTTAATTTAAATGTTCTAACGCCAAATTGCACACTTCAACCTTCGGTTATGGGTTGGGGGCAAATGATTAAACGCCAAGTTTATATTGATTCCTATATGTGGAATGAAAATTTTATTTCTTGGGGTGCTGAAGATTGTGAATATCATTATCGTCTTCCTGCTTTAGGGTATAAAGTTGGAAGAGTTAATGATTTTGTATATCATTTTAATCATTCTAGAACTTTTAATTCACACTATAATAATCCAAAATTTGGTGATAATCATAACCTTTGGCAAGTAATAAGGAAACTTGATAAGAAGAATTTATTAAAATATTATGAAGATCAAGATTATGTAAAAAGACGGAGGCAACAGTTGAATGTTAGCGTTTAATCACTTAGGACAATTAGGTAGACTTGGTAATCAAATGTTTCAGTATGCTTCTTTGAGAGGTATTGCTAGAAATAGGGGATATGATTTTTGTATTCCAAATCATAATCAAATTTTTAAAGATCCATATGGATTTGATATTAAAATTGAATTATTCTATCCATTTAAAATGAGTTCAATATCACAAAAAAATATTGGAATAATGGATAGAGGATATGCTCCAGTTGTAAATGAAAAGTATTTTCATTTTGATCAAATATTGTTTAATATGTGTCCAGATGAAATAACTCTTGCTGGATTTTTTCAGTCTGAAAAATATTTCAAAAATGTTGAAGAAATAATAAGATCAGATTTTACTTTTAAAAAGGAAATATTAGATCCTTGTTTAGAAATGATGAGTTCTATTGGTAGTGCGATATCACTCCATGTTCGTAGAACTGATTACTTAAAAAATCCAAATCATACAATTTTAAGTACAAATTATTATATTGAAGCACTTTCTAAATTTGACACAGATATTCCAGTTTTAGTTTTTTCTGATGATCCTGAATGGTGTAAAACCCAGGATACATTTTCTTCTGATAGATTTATGATATCAGAATCTAAAGATCAATATGTTGATCTTTGTTTAATGTCTTTATGCAAATATCATATTATTGCAAATTCGTCATACAGTTGGTGGGGAGCGTGGTTGTCTAATAGTCAAAATGTTATTGCGCCATCAACATGGTTTGGTTCTGGAAATGCTGATAAAAAAACTGAAGACCTTTATTTAGAACATTGGGAGGTAATTTAAATGGTAAAATCATTAGTGACTGGTGGTGCTGGATTTATTGGTTCAAACCTTGTAGACCGTCTTATTGAAATGGGTCATGAAGTTATTGTAATTGATAATGAGTATTCTGATGCTCATGATCAATTTTATTGGAATGATAAAGCACAAAATTACAAATACGATATTCGTGACTATAAAAACACTCGCCCTCTTTATGATGGCGTTGATTATGTTTTTCATCTTGCAGCAGAAGCACGTATTCAACCTGCTATTGAAAATCCAATTGAAGCAGTAAGTATTAACGCTGTTGGTACTTGTACTGTTTTACAATGTGCTCGTGAAGCGATTGTAAAACGTGTTATGTATTCTTCTACTTCATCTGCTTATGGTAGAAATGAACCTGCTAATATTGAAACACAATCTGATGATTGTTTAAATCCATATTCAGTTTCCAAAGTTTCTGGAGAAAAACTTTGCAAAATGTATACTGAATTGTATGGATTACCCACAATTAGTTTTAGATACTTTAATGTGTATGGAGAACGTCAACCACTAAGAGGACAGTACGCTCCAGTAATTGGTATATTTCTTCGTCAACATGCTGCAAAAGAACCATTAACTATTGTTGGGGACGGTAATCAGCGTAGAGATTTTACATATGTTGGTGATGTTGTAAATGCAAATATTTTAGCCGCAACTAAAGAGGTTGATTCTGAAGCATTTGGGCAGGTTTATAATGTTGGAACTGGTAATAATTATTCTATAAATCAAATTTCAAGAATGATTTCTGATTATAAAATAAATATTGCACCAAGACCTGGTGAAACTAGATTGAGTCTTGCAAATAATAAAAAAATTTGTCAGACTTTTGGATGGAAACCTACAATGAAACTTGAAGATTGGATTAATGGACAAAAATAAATCAGCATATAAACTGAAAGGAATACCTCCAATTTATTATTTAAATCTTGATGGGCAACCAGAAAGATCAGAATACATGGAAAAGCAGTTTAAATATTGGGAAATTGAAAATTATACTCGTATTTCTGCATATGATGGTAGAGAAGATGATTTGGGTGATATTTTAAAAGGTAGATATCCTGATATGATGTCTTCTGGAGAAGTTGGATGTGTGACATCACATATTAAAGCGTTGAAGTATTGGTTGGAAAATTCTGATTCTCCATGTGCTTTAATTATGGAAGATGATTGTGACTTAGATACTGTAAAACATTGGCCTTTTACTTGGAAAGATTTTTTTTGCAAGATTCCATATGATTATGATGTTATTCAACTTGCAATCATTAATCCCGCTCAAGTATATGCTCAGATGCATCGTAGATTTGTAAACGATTTTTCAACCGCATGTTATCTAATAACAAGACATCATGCACAAAAAATTATTAATTTACACTGTCGTGGAGATAAGTATAAATTAGACAATGGTGTAAAACCACGTGCAGTTGCAGATGATTTAATTTACAATTCAGGAAATACTTTTTCAATTCCTTTATTTCTTTATAAAATTGAATTGGGATCTTCAATTCATGATGTTCACATAGATACTTATCACCGTAGTAGTTATGATGGTATATGGAATTTTTGGAAGAATGAATCTGTAAATATTGAAAATTGGGATAGTGTTTTTAATTATGATCCTTACTTTGGTACTCTTCCTCCTGGATGGGAAAATAAGTAATCATACTTAGTCTGTCATAATATTCTAACAAAGGGGTGCTTGACACCCCTTTATTTTTGCTATATAATTCTGTTGTAAATCTTTACAAAAGAAATGACTGTAACAACAAATGAGCGGGGGCAGCAAAATATGTTTGCTAAAGAACCCACTATGTATTATGAAAATTATGGGATGTTAACTCCCAATCAAATTAAGGAACGTACTAATGGACGCTGGGCAATGGTCGGTATTATTGCTGGGTTTATTTCTTATACTATCACTGGCAACTTCTTTTTCGGCATCTTCTGACAATTGATTGACAATGACTTCAACTATCTTTACAATTACTAGTGTTGCCTTCTTCGTTTTGTTGGCAGCATCTGTAGAAAAACTTTGCGAAACTTATTAATGGCATATAACGTTACCCTTCGTTCCCCCGATGGAACCGAACAAACTATTCAGTGTGCTGAGGATCAATATATCCTTGAAGCAGCAGAAGAAGCAGGTGTAGATCTTCCTTCATCCTGCCGTGCTGGTGCTTGCTCTGCTTGTGCTGGCAAACTGATTAGTGGCACTGTAGATAATGAGGAGCAATCGTTCCTTGATGATGATCAGATTGCTGAAGGTTGGGTGCTCACCTGTGTGGCATATCCAACCAGTGACTGTGTAATTCTTACCGAACAAGAAGAAAACCTATGAGTGCTGGAATGCTTGGGCAACTAAGTCTTGCCCTTCAACAACTTGTAGAAGAAGGTGCTTGGTCTAATGATGATGAACTTAAAGTTTGTATTGCAGGCACTTTAAAAAAAGACAAATTTATTGTTATTCAAAACACTACTAAAAGAGGAGAAACAAAATGAAATTCGGTTTTACCCCTGAGGCTGAGATCCTCAACGCTCGTCTGGCAATGCTCGGTTTCGTGATTGCGGTTGGCACTTACTTTACCACTGGGCAAATTATTCCTGGAGTATTTTGATATAAGACTTCATAATATTCGACTCTGCTCTAAATAAAGGGCAGAGTTTTTTAGTATTATGCCACGCGGACAATTGACTAAAGATATTATCAAATGTGAAGTTCTTAAATTAAAATCAAATTTGGATAAAGAGTGGATGAATAAAACTGAATATGATCCAAAATGGTTGGCACATCATTATCTCAATAAAGTCTTAGATAAGATTGATGAGTACAGGGCTTGACGCCAGAAGCAGACCGTAGTATGATAAATAGGTAAACAAATGTTACGGATCTCTAACAATTCTTAACATTGTGAACACCCGTTTAACCGAGACCTATGGGTGTATAAATTACGTCTCTCATACCCAGTCTGAGGGTGACTGGGGAATAGTATCACCACCATTTCCCTGATGGTCTTACTACTCTTTTAAACAAATGACTGCTTCAATTGCTTCACGTCAACAACAATCGAATATTTGGGAACAATTTTGCAACTGGGTTACTTCAACCGATAACCGTCTTTATGTTGGTTGGTTCGGTGTCCTGATGATCCCAACGCTGCTTGCTGCTGCTACTTGTTTCATCATCGCATTCATCGGTGCTCCCCCTGTGGACATTGATGGTATCCGTGAACCCGTTGCTGGTTCACTCATGTACGG